AAGGCAAAAGTTAAGGTCACAGCTAGCGGTAAGAAGGTTAGCTATGGCCAAGCAGGTAAGGCGAAAGACGGCGGCGCTCGTGTAAAACCGGGCACGTCTAAGGGCGATAGCTACTGTGCTAGAAGCCTTGGCATCAAGAAGGGCTTGCCTAAAGCTAAGCAGAACGATCCCAATACACCAAATAACTTATCACGCAAGCGTTGGAAGTGTTCTGGCGCCAAGTCGAGGAAATAACATGACACCATGCAAAGGTTGCCCACACCCCACTAAGTGCAAGAAAGCTGGTAAATGCTTGAAGAAAAGTTTGCCTAAACGCGGACAGCGGGCAGCAAAAAATAAGAAGAAATAAAAAGCCCCAGTTAAGGGGCTTTAAGTTAGGTCTTGCTTAGCGATTGCTAGTAAACCTAGTACTGTGATGGTAATGCCGTAAAGAACCATGATGCCTCCGAAAGTTGAAGCGGCATTATAGTGGCTATCGGCTATGATCGGAAATGACTGTTTATCATCCCGCGCATATCATATATGGTATGTTCACTTGTGCTTACCGTTAGCCGTCCTAGCAAACGAGCGGTTCTTAGACTTAGGTTTAACCGCTAAGTTGCTCTTACTGTTGCTACCGCCTTTTGATAGCGGCTTCTTGTGATCTACATCATTACCATCACCTTTCTTGATCTTGCCAGCATCGCGCATCGCCTTGTTAGCAGCGTTGCGCTTTGCTCGGTTCTTCTTTTGCTCGGCAGTGCCTTGGTACTTGTCGTACTCAGCCCTGTAATCTCTAGGTTTCTTAGCCATTGGAAGCATCCTGTAAGCCGTTAAGCAGTGCCAACGACACTGAACTTTGTTTCTTGAAGTCCGCCCCAGATAGAGAGTCAATGAACCTAGGGTGGTTGAGATTAACAAGTATACACCACGCCTGACCGGGGTTTCTACCTCTGCAATTTTTGAACATAGTCACCCTAGCATTAGAGTCTATCAAGGCACCTACACCCTGTAACTCACGTAGTACGCGGTCTTCAGCGTCGTTGTTCTCCTTAATAAACTTCTTAAACGCCGCCCTGTTGATCGCTAGGGTAGAGCCGGGCATTATCGGGTTCTTAGCGTCGTACACGTACTCAGTTCTCATAACTGCCTTAAGCGGAGCGGGTTCTCTAACCGTAGGCTTGCCATCTTTGCCGTATGGCTTAGTCACTTCTATGATCTGGTCGTTGTACTGCTGCATGAATTGGCCGATAACATCAATCGCGTCGACCTTAGCGTCCACCGTATCTTTGCGGAGCTTAGTAACGGTCTCTAGCATAAACTCTATCGTGCCCTTAACGTCGAATGGAAACAGCCCTAGCTTGTTGCCTATCTTTCCCATAGTCCAAGCAGACTTGATCATAGACTCGTAGAACCGCTCCTGCGGCGCAAACTCAAAGCCGAAGGTTTTGTGGAAGTCCGCGTGCCCCTTAGCTGCTACCTCTTTAGGGCCACCTAAGTGTACTACTGCCTGCACCAACTCTGGGAACGCCCAGCCGTGGTTATCTAGCAACAAGTCTGCATACTTACTCGCCACCTTCCCCCCACTTCCATCGCGTAGAGACACAAACGTCCTATCGTTCTGTGGAACCTCGAACGCTCTCACGCGTAGTGGCTCCGACTCTTGCTTGACCTGATCGAACTTACTCATAAGAGAAGTATTCGTAGTCATAAACGTAGGGCCGTCCCATACAGCAGGGTGCCTAATATCACGGCCGGGAGTCATCGTAGTTTTCTCTTGCCCCTCACTAAACGAGTACGCCATCTGCGCTACTTGATGCTCATCCGCCATAGTGATTTCATCAATCGCCATCGGTAGGTTATTAAGCGTGCCCCGCATACCATAGATAGCGTTAGTAGTATCGTTCCTACCTTGTATTAAGCTACGTGGGTTACCGAACATACTGTTAACAGTAAGCAGCGACAGCGTTTTACCCGTAGTAGTATCCGTGGAGTAGACAGATACAATGCTGCTGCCCATGCCCATTTGCTTAGCAATAATACCTGTAGTCGATATAAGCGCGCACGTCCTAATAACCTGCGTACCCGGCTCGTTCAACAGCTCCATAGCCTCTATGAATTTCTCACGAGTGCCTTGGACTACAATTCGCTCCTTGTATCTCTCAGCGTTGCCAACAATACGACGTGATGTGGCGTTGTTCGGCGGGTTAATAATTTGCTGACCGCATATAAACGAGCCGTCTTTCTGCCAGCCAAATGACTTGTAGTCATAGCCGGTAGCTACTTGGCGCTGAACCATTTGCAAATAGTCCATAAGGTACCCTCTAACTTTTTCTTGCTGGTTCAATGACTTCAAGCCGAATATCTGGTTGTCCAACAGGAAACCCGAAAACTCTTTGCCAGCGCTTGATAGCACTGCGGCTAAGTGGTCATTTCGCTCCCAACCTATAAGTGGCTTTTTAATCGCTAAAGTAAACGACGTCTGACGGTCTTCAGGGCTAAAGAATATCGACTCGATGTACATGGGGTACGTGCTCGTAAGCTCCCAATCTTTAGTCTCGTTTCCGTCTTCATCCTTAACTACAATCTCATGGTAGATTTGATCTCTACGCATTACGTAGCCTTCGGGCATTGGAATCTCTACTTCCTGCTCTTCACCTGATTCATCTTGTACTACAACAACCTGCACGTCAGTGCTGCTAAGCTGCGCCGGAGAAGTCTTCTTACCTTGGTATGGGCAAGCCTCACAACCTTTGGGGCAGTGCAATGCGAACGTAGCGCAAGTAGTCGGGCCGGTGGCATTCCAGCCCTCCAGCTTTTCTATATTCTTTTCTAGATCAAACTCTGGGTGTTGGCCAGCGATGCGTATGATAGTTTGCTCTGGGTCAGGCGTAAACTTAGCCAGTCCAAGTGAAGCACGCCACAGTGGCTCTTCTACTGGGTCGCCCGCTGCGTTGGTAACCCCGCCGCTCTCTACGATAGCCCTAACCTGCTGGCAGTGCTCCGCTATGGAATCTATGTCCAAGTCGTTGCCTTCATTAAGCACCGCGTCTAGCATGGCGCTGCGCTTACGCTGTGATCGCTCAGGGCGTTGCGGAGAAGTATCCATCCACTCGGTTAGCTTACCTGCCAATAGCATCACATCGTGTTCTATGCCGTCGTCGAGCAACACCTTAACTTCTTTCCAGTCCGAAGTTTTCTTGTGGAACGTGCCAACTGGGCGTAGAACCATAGACGGATCGTGGATCTTAGAGTTATCAATTTCCAGTCCTTTAGAAGCTAGCGCGCCACTTAGTGCTTTAGATACCTGTACCCACTGCTGCTTAGATATGCACTTGTCTAGCACCCAGTAAACGTGTGCGCCAATACCAGATGACACGATCAACGGCTTGGGCAACTTCAATTCTTTAACTACTTCCGCCAGCTTAATTAGTCCATCACGCTGCGTCTTGTAGGGCTTATCATCCCCGCAGTCTAAGTCAAAACACAGGCTCTTGAAAAAAGTGGCTTTGTCTTGCGTGCGACGAATCTTTATCTTGCCTTCGTCCGTAGTAATTATATTGTCGGCAAACGCGCCAACACTGTAATATATTGTCGCCTCTGGGTTCTTATCCCAAAGCGCTATGTTAGCAGCAGCATCATCTAGCTCTGCGTAAGTAAATACTTCTCTATTCCAAAAAATGTTTTTATTATTATTGTATTGAGTTACTACAATCGAGTCCCGATTTGGGACTACCCTCTTTAGAAAATCTATTGTATTCACACTCTATCCTCAGACAAAAATGAGCCGACTAGATACGCTAATCGGCCCACACTTTGGTTTATCAGTCGAACAAGCTGTCTAACTTCATCTCTAGCTCTTCGGACTGCTTTACTGGCGCTACTGTTGGCTGCTCTACGGGCTGACTCGGCGCTGCTGCTGGCTCATCGTACGCCGACGCTTCATCATCCTGAATAGACACCTTCGGTGCTGCTACTTGCGCGTGCGCTGGCGGTGCTGACAATGCTGGCCCGGCGCTCTTGGGCGCCATAGTTCGTATGGCTATCTTAGTGTCGTCAGACTCTAGCAAGTTATCGACTAGGCCGAGGGCTTTCTCTGGAACATAGCCTTTTTGCTTGAACAGAAGTCTAGGATAACTCGCTTGCTCGTCAAAGCCAAGCTCTGTTATCGCTTCCTCTGGGCCAATGTTGTAGTTCGCAAGCTCTGTAAAGTACTCACGTAGCGCGCGCATCGCACTAACTGGCACAGTTAAACTATACACTTTCTGTGGGTCTGCTGCGGGTACTACCGCCAAGTGACGCTGATCCGCACACATCTTGGACTTAGCACCTGATGGCAACACTTTGGAGCCCAGCACGTTATTAGGGCAGTTAGCGCAGCTGTCGTTAGCTGGCGCTTCTACTGATTGGTCGGGGCGCAGGCCGTCGTTCGAGAAACAAGTTGGGCGTTTGTCTTCCGCTGCTGGGTCAAATGCCTTGGAGTAGAATACTTTACTTACCCTAGGGTTAACGCCGACAATAATAGCGTCTAACTTATCGCCTACTACTGTTTCTACGCCGCCTTCCACTAACCTAAACTTTCCAGCGCGGATGCTAATACGTGGCACACTAGGTGCTGAGGTAGTTACGATAGATTCCGCAAGTGATGACTTAACTCCGGTCTTGTTACGTTCCGCGATACGCGCGGCGATGTGGGCTGGTACTTGTACATTGTTCATATTACTAATCCTTATTGGTTTTTTCTAAAGTTGAATACACTCACTGAACTATAATTAACTCCCGGTGGTGGTTCGCCGGTAGCGTCTATGTAACTCCTAACAGCAGTCTTAGAAGCGCGTGACTCTAGTAAGTCCCACGCGTCGTTGTCTCTGCAAAAGCTAAATAAGTCTTCTCTTGATGCTACAGTAGCTGAGTGGTGTGTTGACCAATAAGCTGTACCCGCATCTGTCTTAATAGACGAAAGACCATCTTCTTGTGACTTAACAGTAAACCAGTTTTCTAACGTTATCATCTTCTCTTTGATGATGGCTTTGCGCTGCTTATACTCTTTATCTAGCGCGTCGAGTTCTTTCCTGACCTTTAAGTATCGGTCAGCTGCCGTTTCATAGTTCATACATTTCTCCAAGTATATTAGTCACTACTATTAATACCACGCACTAAGTCTAAAAACTCAGCTAACGTGTTCTGCTTTGCTCGGAGCCGTCTATAAAGCTCCGCTTCAAAGTTCGTTGCGTAGAGATGCCATACAGAAGTTCTTCCTTCTGTGTTCAACCTACGTATTCTTGCATTGGCCTGCTCGTACTGCTCAAGCGAGTATATAGGAGCGTACCAAATAATGTCCTTAGCTGCTGTAAGCGTTAGCCCGTGTGCTGCAACCTTTGGGTGAGCTAACAATATCTTGGGCTCATCAGTATGTTGGAAGTTGTGGAATATCTCATTCCTATCCTTAGTGCTAACGTCACCGTTAACAAGCTCCACGCTGTGGCCGTCGTTACGCAGCTTATCTATAAGCCATCGCTGTACGCCTTTTAACGGCACAAATATTATTACCTTGCCGCCTATCTCTTGAAGCAAATCAGTAAGAGTATTATACCGCGAGGAGCTGTCTATGACAATCGAGTCGTCCTCACTGTAAACAACCCCACAACAAATCTGTAGCAGTTTAGATAACATAACAGCCGTGTTAGCTGCGGTAACAGCCCCCTCAGCGAATATGGTTACGGCCTTCTCCTGCATATCCTTAAACGCTTTTACCTGCTGAGTAGTTAGCTCAGTCTTGCGCCCCACAAAGTTAGTGCTAGGTAAATCAGTGCACTCATCTAGCGAGAAACGTATAGAAGGCTGCAATACTTTCTTACATGTTTCTAGCGCGTCTTCTCTTGGTATCCACTTAAACTGTGTAACCTTCTTCATAACCGTGTCTTTAAAAGCAGTGAAGCTACGCGCCACGCTCGGCGAGTCTACTAGCCTAGCCAGAGTCCACGCATCCGCTGGTGTCTGTGATATAGGTGTACCAGTTAGCATCCACAGCCAAGGCTGCGTGTCCTTCATGTACTTCGCAAACACTTTGTACCTTCTAGAAGAAGCCGACTTCAACGCGGTGGCTTCATCGTAAATAACTACGTCGTAGTCCTTTAGGTGTTCCTGCATGTTAGTAAAGCCGTCATGGTTAATTACGGCGTACTGCAACCCCGGCGTTTCTAACAGGTCTAATCTCTTCTTCTTAGTCCCAACAATTATAGCGAACTGCCTGTGCGGCAGGTGCGCTTTAAGTTCTGCGCCCCATACTACTTTGAGTGTGGACAACGGAGCGACGATCAAAATCTTCTTGGCTACTTTCTCAGTCAGTAGAAAGTCCGCAGCCCATAGTGAGCTAATAGACTTGCCAGTACCCGGTGCGTTAAGGCACAGGCACTTCTTATTAGTAGTAAGAAACGCAGCAGTGTCACGCTGGTGCCCCATAGGGGTAAACCGCGCAGGCCAATCGTAGTACTCTTTGATCGGCTCTGGCACGTTGAACCCCATATTACGCAGTACTATAGACTCGTCAACACCGTATGGGATAGCTATTAACTTTTCGCCGTTATGCTCTAGCTTCTTAGCGTGCGGTATAAACTTAGCAATATCGTCATTCTTAGAGCTATTTATAATTATCTTTTTCTTGTCCTTGAGCACTAGCACAGAGAAGCCCAACCTCGGAACTCAAACTCCCAGTCATGTATATTGCTCTCTCGGACAATCCAACACTTACCTTTCGATTGTATTATCCCTTGTATCTCGCGAAGCTGGTTGTTAGTTGGGTCGTTCTTTCCAAACTTAGTCTCCACACCAAACAGGTTACCTTTATAACAGCCAAGTAAGTCTGGAATACCTGACCTGCCATAGCCGTTGGCTGGTGGCATGAAATACCATATCTCGTCTGCTGGGTAGCTGCTTAGTATTTTCTTAACTGCTTTCTTGACGTCTGCTTCGTTCTTCATCTTCTTCCTCTCAATCTAGCATCTGGACAAATATCTTGCGCTGGGCACCACGGACAAAGACCTGAAGGCTTAGTCTTAAAGTAACCTAAATCAACTACTTCCTTAACCATATCTAATCTAGGCTGGAGGCCGTTCCACAGGGCTTCTAAGTGGCTGCGCTTATAAGTGGTGTTATCTACCTTGTCGAACTTTAGCCAAATAAACGACGTTTTAACTGTGTTAACTTCTGGGAAGTGCGCGAAAACCATTGCAGCAAATAGTTGTAGCTGCGTTGGGTTATCTTTGACTTTTCCAGTTTTGTAATCCAGACAATAAGCTGTATCACCATCCACAACAAGGACGTCAGCAATACTACGAAAATAAGCGTCCCCAGCATACCAACCAGTTGGAGCGCGTTTAATATCGATCGCCATTTGGTATTCATAATACTTTTCCCCCGGCTTACTTTTTATCTTATCTACTAGACCTCCCCACTTCTGTAGGGTTTGTTTAGCCTCTAGCCCTAGCGGTTCCGTTAGCTCGTCTTTGCCATAGAGTTCTAGCACTTCATGCACTCGATTACCGTAGGCGCTTACTTCGTTGCCTTGGTCTTTAACGGTCTTAGAAACATATAAGTAATCGAACTTAGCTTGGCATTGTTCAAACGTGGACAGCCTGCTGTACGACAGCGCTATGTCAGACATAAAGTTTACCTTAGTTTTATAATTTAATTAACGGCACCGTTAGCCACTTGGCAGATAACCTTTCGTTGGCGTTGCCTAGGTGGGTATCAGACTTTTTCCGCCGACCGTTGTACTCCCGCGCCTTGATCGTTCTATTTGTAATCTTATCTCTACCATACATCCTAGAGTGAATGGTCTTGTTATTCACTCCGGTTATGTCACTAATCTCGCGCAGTGTGTAACGCGCCCCAGTCACTAGCTCTGGGTGGTCACCCGCAAACACAAACATTCTTCTTGGTCGCATATTATTTCCTTACTTAGCATCGCCGTAGGACGGCCCGACTTCAGTTTCGCAATCCACTGGGATATGCCCCCTGCACCACTTTGGTGTTAGGCGGAGACTCTCCTCCATGTGTAGCCTAGCGGCTGCAACTTCATCGTTGCGAGGTACGCATACAGCTTCATCATGTACGGATAAACGTACGGGGTTTAAATGATTAATCCTAGCGGTCTGCCACATAACGATCTTCATCGCTGCGTGCTGACATAGGTTCTCTACTACTTTCGGCCCGTATATTCTAACACGTTGCCGACCCATCTGGTAAGTCCATTCTTCACCATCATATCGTAAGTCATGGTAGACAACGCCGGGCTCACCGGGCCTGCCGAAGCCGTCCTTCTGCGTTATAAACCAGCCCTTTGTATCCACTGGTATCATAGAGCACCCATTGGCTATGTCTGGTAGTACAACCTTCTGGCAGTACTTCCACAAAACTACAATCTGGCTGTGAACTTCCCTATACAAGTTGACGATCTCATAGGCACGGTCTAGCGTAATAGGCTCAACGCCCGGCATGTTGTTAGCCGCCTGCCTTACCATCTCTTGGAATCGCGCCGCCCCAGCGCCGTACTGTAGTCCCAACATCGCTGTCTTACCTAGAAACCTTTCAGCTTTATCCTCCTTGGTGATCTCTCTGCCAAACAACCTACTGGCGAAGTCGCAGTACATATCCGCGCCGTCCTCTAGCTTTTTTATAACATCGTCTTGCCCTGCCAACGCCATAACTGTGCGCAGCTCAATATTAGATGAGTCACCCACAAGAACTGTGTGTCCTTCTGGAGAGCGTAGTGCTTTGCGTAGTCCAGCAGATACACCACGGGCTGGCAAGTTCTGCCAATTAACTTTGTTACCACCAGAGTATCGCCCTGTAGTCTTAGCGCCCCAGAAGTTTAGGTACACCGGCAAAGGGCCACGCTCAGCCATGTTGATGAACCGCAGCGCCCGAGTCTCTGCTATCGTAGTCTTAGCGCCTAACCTTGCGGACACCAGCGCGGCGACATCGGGGTTGTCGTGTTCCTGTAGCTCAACAAACTCTTTGTCGGTCTTTGCAAACGCGAACGCTTCTTTGCCTGTCTTAGCGCTGATCTTAGTTGGCGGCGTGATGCCGTGTTTCTTTAGTCGCTCAGCAAACTTGTTGTTAGACATTAGCTCTGACTTATCTAGGTCAGCTAGCGCCATTAACCCTTCCTTGCGTACGATCTCGTCTTCATACAGCTTGTTCATCATGTCCAACCCACCAACCAGAGTAGGCTCAGTAAACATACGTATAGTCATGTCGATAAGAACCGCCTCCAGCTCTGGGGTGAACTGATCTAGCCGCTCACCTATCTGCTCGCACAGAAGTGTGTCCTGCCTACAGTAGTCAGCGTACTCGATTAGCTCTGGCTGAGTCATATCCTCTAGCCGCTTGCCGACCATATTGTGAACAGCGTTGCCCTTATCTTCAAAACCCATGTGCTTTGCGATATTAGCTAAGCTGTGGCTCGGGAGCCAAGGGTAAACCATACGCGCCTGCGACAATGTATCTAGCCATCGCTTAGGATTTATTCCATACCGCTGTGACAATATGAACCCATCGAACAAAGTGTTGTGGCACCTTACGCCCACAGTAGACCAATCGCAGTAGGCGTGCAGCTTAGCCTTAATAGTTTCTTCGCTACCTGCGAATACTTTGGACTCGCCGTTAGTCCGTACGCAGACCATGATAGTTTGGTAGCGGTCGTCTAAGATGTACTCGTCTGTCTGCATCTTGCGCAGCGAGAATTCCTTGTCGTAGTAAGTCTCGAAATCTAGCGTTACTATTTGCATTGTACTTCGCACTCCGTCTCTATCCACACCTTCGCCCCACAAGACAAAGGGTGCTCTGGGCTGTAAATAACAGTGGCTACACATACACCTTCGTGCAGTATCTCCACATGATTTACCTTACGGTTCTCTTTATAGTCTTTCACAGTAAGCACTGGTAAGTCGGCGCCTTTAGTATTGGCGCGGATATTGTGCTGGTTTACATGTATTCTAGTCTTCATGTTACCGCCTATTGATTAAGTTAATAAGTAGTGGTTAAATAGACTACGAGTATTCATAGTTCTACTCCTTCCCCTCTTTAGCCTCCTTCGGGAGGCTGTTTTTTGTTATCCCCTTCGAAGCTAAACACCATTTCTATCTGCTCGTTAGTGGGCATATCTTTTCTGCCCTTACCGAATATAGCGTCCCAGTTACTCTCGAACTTAGCCGCGTCTACCTTAAGCGGACGCTGCTTATCACCTTTACCATTCATCTTCTTCACTCCTACCGTTAACCGCGCGCCTAGTGTAGTCAGCCTTCAACATCTCTATCGCGCCTAGCATAGTTGCATGAGGCAGCCCGGACAGCCAAGTGTCTACTACCTCCCCTCTGGCGTTCACTGCCACTGCCGCGAAGCCGTCGGCTTTAATCTCCACCATTACGTCTCTAAACTCTTCAAGTAGCCGCTCAAATTCTGGGTCTAGGGCTACTGGCTCTGGTGCGGGAACCTTAGACACCTTAGTAAGGTGGACTACTTTATCATCCATTGTACAAACTCCACTCTACTAGGGTAAACGCGAGCAGTACTCCAGTGTATATAAGTACCGTGATGTTCCTGAAAGTTACCTCCTCCATACACCACTTTTTGAACTTGCTAAGCCTGCTAGGCGTGTACCACTCCGATCTTTTCATAGCCT